CACAACCACACGGTAAAATTATGCACCCAGATACAATCTCAAACGAAGGCATCGAACTCATTAAACGGTTTGAAGGCCTGCACAAAGTCCAAAAAGATGGAATGATTTCCAGTTACCAATGTAGTGCTGGAAAGTGGACCATCGGCTGGGGAAGCACCAAAGGTGTTCGATCAGGAATGAAGATCACTAAGGATGAAGCTGAACTTCGTTTGCGTGAAGATCTTCGTAATTCAGAGGCTGATGTTAAGCGGTACGTTTCTGTCCCGCTGACACAAGGGCAGTACGACGCATTAGTCTCATTCGTCTTTAACCTTGGCGGAGGTAATTTTCGATCATCAACGCTATTAAAAAAGCTGAACCAAGGCCTTTATAATGACTGCCCTGAACAAATCCTGCGTTGGAATAAGGCTCGTGTAGGCGGCAAGCTTACAGTACTTAATGGTCTAACACGCAGACGTGCCGCAGAAGCCGCTGTATTCAGCCGTGATGCAAAGTTGCCATCTGATGATGGTGGCCCCATAGGACCGCAAAAGGTATCTGCAGCGGCTGCTACAAAGCCCCTAGCTAAGTCTAAAACTATGGCAGGTGCAGGAGTAGCGGGTGCAGCTACAGCACTAAGTGAGATTGCTCCTCAAATAGAAGCTTTGGTTCCTTACAGCGAAAGCATGAAAACCTTGTTCCTGCTGTGTGCAATCGGCGGTATCGCCCTTGTCGCCTACAGCCGCTTCAAGGACCACAAAGAAGGCATCCACTAATGTTTATCTTCGGCAAGATCAAACTCTACATCATAGCTGCTTTAGGCATCATGCTTCCTATCCTGTACGTCTTAGGGCGCAAAGATGGAAAGACGATTGAGAAGAGTAAAGTTCTTGCCGACGAACTGCAGGCCAAAGAGAAGGCCAAAGATTTTTACAAGGCGCTGGCAGAACATGAAGATTTTAATCCTAACAGCCGCAGTGATCTCACTGACAGGCTGCGCAGAGACGGTTTATAGAACGCAGCTAGAAGTGTACTGCCCGCCACTCTTCACGTACTCCGAAGAGTTTAATCAAGAGTTGGCTGATGAATTAGACGCACTTCCTGAAGGATCTAACGCAATCCCTGCGGTTATCACAGACTACATAAAAACACGAGATCGCATTCGGAACTGCGAAGCAGAGAAGGAAAAACTATAATGGGTTTTTGGTCAGATACATTTGGGGGTGGTAATAGCTTCTCTGAAAGCGTGGCTAACGTATTTACGCCTGGTGATGGTGCCTCATATGTAGGCGGTAACCTAGTCAATACTAACGATAATACTCTTTTAGCAAGTAACTCTTCTGGGGGTTATACGACGAACACAGGAAATACTGTCACAGGTTCTGCAAACTCTGAAAGCACGGGGTATGTGGTTAAGCGCAATGACACTTTAAGTGCAATCGCAGCCCGCTCAGGTAAAACTGTTGAAGAGTTGATGGACCTAAACCCGTCTATTAAAGACCCTAATAGTATTGTAGCGGGTGCGGCCCTAAACACAGGTGGAGCATCCAGCTTCTTCAAAGACGGTGTGTCTATCTTTTCTAACGACAGTGACACAATAAAAGGTACAGCACCATCGGGTGTTTCTAAACTTTTAGGGTTTGCTACTCCTGTAGGTATAATCGGCAAGATTGCTGGTTGGGCAAACAATCTAGATCCAGAGAAAGATATTGCTAACGGTGAAGTTGTAGATGGACGGCAAGTCTACGACAACGGAACTATGAAGTACTCCTATAACTTCCTTGGTCTGCCTTACGAGGTAAACGTCGAGGATGGTAAAGTTGTTGATGCACTATCCGTAAAAGATCCTGTTACAGGACTAACTGGATACCAGCAAAAGGCTCAAGAAGCCCGTGACCGTGGTGATAATGATCAAGCTGATGCAATTATGCAGGAAGCTGCAGATAACGCTAATCCAGGTACAGAATCAGGCGGAGAAGGTGGCGGAACAACCACTGGAGAATTAAGCACTGAGAATATTGCCGCTATGGCAGTGGCGGCAGGTATTGCAACGTCTAACGAAGAAATTCAAAAGCTCTTAGCTAACCCTACAGAGTATCTAGCAAGCAAAGGCATGAGCCTTGCAGACCTTGTTAAGATGAATGACGTTCTTATTGATCCAGAGGCAGAAGGCACATCCATTGATGGTGAGTACGGTTTAGGTGAAGATCCTACGGTAAATCCTGAGCTTGTAGGTGATACGGCTGTTATTGAGAATGTAGATACAAGCACCACAGAAACAGTAATTGCGGACACCACAGCAGACAGCATTATTAACAACCCTAATGCTACAGTAAATGCTGTTACAGGAACAGTAAGCGCAGATGCTACACTGGACCCCGATGGTAACCAAATTGATATGACAGGTGCTGCCACGGGCGTTAACGCTGATGGTACAGCTAATGTCACAGGCGAAGCTTTAAATGACTTTGCTTCAATTAACACATCCATGATCATTGATACGTCTACTGTGGCTGGTAAGCTTCTAGCAGATAAGCTGGCCCGTGAAGGTGAGATGGGCGTAGATAGCAAAGCTACTATCCTGGGACAGATGAAACTGATCTCAGAAGAATTTAAAGACGGTAGTGGCAATCCAATCATCCCGCCATGGGCGCAGGGAATGGCCCGTCAGATCAGCCGTACAATGGCTTTTGATGGTGTGACAGGTACAGCAGCTACTGCGGCTATGTCTAACGCCATCATGGAAGCTACGTTAGGTGTTGCTGAGAAGGAAGCTATGTTCTTCCAGACGCTGACTGTTAAAAATATGGATAACAAGCAGCAGTCCATTATCAATAAGATGAATATCCTGTCTAAGTTTGAAGTAGCTAATCTTGATACACGCCAAGCTGCATTAGTACAAAACGCTAAAAACTTTATGGAGATGGATCTCCGCAACCTAGACAATGAACAACAAGCTGAAGTTATGAACACCCAGCTTATGGTCGATGCGTTATTTAATGATCAGGCAGCGGTTAATGCGGCTCGTATCTTTAACGCAGAACAGGGCAATGACATGGCTATGTTCTATGATGAGATCTTGTTCCAGGCCCAGCGCTATAACACGGAGATGATTAATAGCATGCGCCGCTTTAATGCAGGCGAGATTAATGATGCATCTGAGTTTAACGCTACCATGGCGGATGGTCGTGAGCGGTATAACTCCACCATGCAGTATAATATTGATAGTTATAACAGTGATTGGCGTCAGCGGGTCACAGAAGCAAACGCAGGCATGAAATATGACGCTTATGCTGCAGATGTTAAGAACGCTACAGACATTAACCAGGAAAGCCTAAATAGGATCTGGGATCGTGTAGACAGCATGCTGGATTATTACTTTAAGGGCGCTCAGACAGAAGCAGAACTGGATGCTCGTGTGCTTATGGCAGAGATCCAAGCGGCTGCAGGTAGCAGTAGCAGTAGCAGTGGTATGTGGGGCGCTATCGGTAGCATCGGTGCAGCTTTGATCACTTCCTCTGACCTTCGCCTAAAAGAAAACATTGAATTTAAAGGCACGATTAACGGCATCAAAACCTACACCTGGGATTGGAATGATGAAGCTAAACGCATTGGCGCAGATAAGTGTCCAACCGTAGGTGTTATTGCTCAAGAAATTCAGAAAACACACCCAGATGCGGTGACCGAAGACGAACATGGTTACCTACTGGTTAATTACGGGAAGCTATCATGAACTTTAATGACGCCGTAACCAAGTCCATCAAAAACTTTATGGACGGTAAAATGCCTAAAAATCTCACAGAAGTCACTGAAGGTGAGATTATGTACACGCCAGAGTACTTTGATGGTTTTGCAGAAAGCCTGAAGGAAGATCCTGCGCCAGAAGAAGAAGAGGACGAAGATGAGATTTGAAGCCCCCATTCCTGGTGCTAATCTAGTAGCAGATACCCGCAATTACCCCTGGCATCGTCCACCTGATCTTACTGACTACGATGAAGCTGTCGCCTATATGATCGACAGGATCACGCAGGAAGAACAGGCAGAACTTCTGTATTCCCTGCTAGAAATCAAAACACCTGTCACTGCCATTGTTTCTGGTTTGCTTATGCAAGCTATTGCCAAGGGTAAGTTTCAGATTGATCTTGCCATCCTAATTGCTGGACCTGTAGCCCGCTACATTCAGATCTGGGCAGATGATGAAGAATACAACTATGAGATGGGTATCAATAACCCTGATCGTATTCGTATGACACCGACGCTTCTTAAAGTGGCGCTGGGCATTCTTGATGAAGATGCTGACCAGCAGGAACCCACACCTATGGCTATGCCCGCTGGTGGCTTAATGGGCGCACCTGAAGACCCTGTAGAGGGTCAGGCTTCCGAAGATGAACAGGCCGCTATGCTTGGCGTGATGGCAGACGAACCCGTAGAAGAGGAGCAGCTAGATGGCCCGTTGGCGTAATGTAAATCCAGCATCGTATAGACCGAAAAGCAATGCGCTAGGTGAACTGGCGCAAGGTTTTGCGAGTGTCTATGTTCCTGCTACCCTCAAGAAGGCAGAATTAGAAGACAAGCGAAAGTACGAAGAGGAAAAGCTTAGAAAGGCTAATGCTGCCGCTGCAGCAAGGGCCGCTGCGGCTCAAGATAAAAAAGATAAAGAAGATAGGGACGCTGCCAATGCTATTGTGGCACGTCTAGCAGGCGTTGCTGGTGTGGATGCTAGTTCTGTCACGCCTGCAGGGTTTAGTACAATCTTAACAGACATCCAAACTTTTGGTGCTGATAATGCTTTCGATACTTACGTTAAAGGTGAAGGCACACTACAAGTTAATCCTATTGGCTTTTTCAGTACTTCTAGCGCACTAACCGCAGAACCTGTGGTTTCTACCGTTGAAGATACTACGGAAGTAGATCCCGTTGTGGCTCCTGCGGTTGAGCCTGTTGTACAACAGACGGATGCCCTGTTATCTCAAAGTGATGACACCGAACCAGTTATTACAACTAACACAGAAGACACAGGAACCAGCGCAGTAAATTCAGCCCCTGTAGTTGTAGATGATCTAGAGGCTGCAGACCCCGAAGCGGCCCCCGAAGCAGAAGTGTCACAAGGTGCAGGGCCAGAGCCTCTATTCCAGACACGTCTACCCGATATTATGGAAGCTAAGACAGAGTATAATACTCCAGAGCTTGCTTCTGAGTATGCTGCGCAGCTTCGTGCTAAAGCAGGTACAGACAGTCGCTACGCCGCTTTGGCTGATAGCATGGAGACGTGGGCATCAACCCTATCCATACAGAACCCATCCTTTGAGGATCTGTCTGATATGGATGTGAGTGATCTTAATGCACTTCTTGAGTCCCCTAATATTTCGGATGCCTCTAAGGCTGACGCACGAATCCTCATAGACACTAAAGGGAGAAATGTGCCTTGGGCTAGTATTACTGAAAATAACTATGTGGGCTATCAGCAGCAGTTCCCTGGTCAGGCTGCTCAGATCTTACAGGTTGCCCAGGCTAACGCTAGAGGCATCATGACTGTTGAAGAAATGAATGGACTATCACTAGCAGTCCTTAAAGGCATGCAGTCAGGGGCTAATGTTCCTGCTGACATGCTTGCTTCTCTAGAAACAGTTATCAAAGAGAAAGAAACAGAGTTCTATCGAACTGTGTCGGATATGACCAACGATAAACTTCTTGGCGTAGTGAATAACTCTCTAGGGTATGGCCAGGATGTTAGGGATGCTGCAGAACAAATCTATGCAGCTAGAACGCAGGCGGAATTTAATACGGCCTCTCTTGATAATCTAAGTGTTGAAATCCTGCGAGTAATGGAAACTGACACAAATATTAGTGAAACTAATAGAGGTCTAATCAAAGAGTTTGCAGACGCAAAAGCTAAGAACCTGGAAGAGACTTCTAAGAGCTTTAGAAGCTACGCAGAGAATGTAAATAGTGTGGCA